AGCATATGTTGGGGAAGTGTTTCATACACTTGGTAGTTTAGTTGAGCAGAGAGAACCAATTGCAATTAAGTAAAATTTATTAGCAATATTACTTTCTACGCCTGCTTTAGCAGATTCAGAATGTACGTATGTGGATAATATTGTTATAAAAACAACAGGAACCATTGAACAAACACGTAATTATGAGTATGAAACTGCCAAATATACAGATGACAAACACATTTGTGCAGTAAAAATAGACGCAAAACTAGGTGGAAAATGGATAAAAACGCATGATTTTTACGTTTTTGGACCTGAAATGAGCCAAAATGAAGCATGTAATAAAGCAAAAGATAAAGCTAAAGTGAAAGCATTAGAAAAATATGTTCCACAGCAGATAACAAGCAATGTTAAACAACACTGTAAAGATTCGGTAGTTCTTAACAAAATTCCAGAAAAAAAGTCGGTGGTTATTAACAAAATTCCAGAAAAAAAGTACGTACGTAATCCTGTAGCCAACAGTTTGGCATGTACTCTTCTGACATTATTCTATTCAGGTCCTGAACGTAATTCAAGATGTGACCCTTCAGTAGAAGAATCGCATAGTAAACTTGGAATGGAGAATCTTAAACCTGGCGTATGTAGAGAATATAAAAGAGAAGAATTACGAAGTGGTCGAGTATGGACTATAGGTGGAACAGAGTGTTTACAAAAAGATGGTACTTGGTTTGCTATTTTTTAATAAATAATGGTTCCTGGGAGGAACGATAATGATAAAGATATTTGTTATCATGTTTGTAGTAATATTTGATTATGATAATGGCGAACAAAGATCAACGCAGCTAGAGTTTGAAACTGTAGAGCAATGTTTTGAACATAAGAGAGAAGTTGATAAAGATCCGACTAAGTTATACTATGAAGGTAAACACATTAACAACTTAGAATATGGATGTGTAAGATATTTAAAAAATTATGTTGAGGAATGTGAAATACTACCAATGGACTATGTAAATAAAAAAGAGTGTATACCGTATTGGGACCATTGGGGCAAGCACTCAAGAAGAGAACAAGGAACCTTTAAGGAGGAGTAAATGATGATAATATTATTTGGAGTGCTGATGGCAATAACACTAGTGTTTCAAAGCCCATCAAAAGCTGATGATCACTTTATTACAATTGAGTGTAATAAAAGTGTTGACCGAGGTGTAATTATATTGGATAGTATACCTAAGATGAATTGTAGGGATATGAAATATATTAATATGTTTATAGGTTCAGGTTTAGAAGTAGGACCTATAACAGACCTTAATCGATTTGATAAAAATATTATAGAAGCAGTTGAAAGATTAGAGATGCTGAATAATAGATCCGTACAGATAAATAATAGAAAGGATGTAGCTTTTAAAGAGTTACAATAGTGAAAATGAAAAATATTATATTATGTATAAGTGTAATAGGTTTATTGGGAGCATGTTCGTCTCTCAAAGTTGATGAGAAAAAAGTAGCAGATGATTGTATAAGGAAAGAAATTAATGTAGTTGCAGATGGCGCACCTGCTGATGCGTGTTTAAAGTTAATGAAAAAAACTGCTGATGGTGCACCGGATTGGATGAAGAAAATACCAGAAAGTAAAACAGCTGTTTATAGTACCGGTACAGCAATTAGTTCTGATTTACAACTATCAATAGATAAATCAACTCTTAATGCAAAGAGAACTCTTGCTGATAGAATTGATGGTGAAATGTCTGCTCAAATAAAGACATTCATTATAGAGTCTGGTGCAGGAGGTGGTGTTACATCTATTGATGTAGAACAAGTTACTAAGAATGTTATAGCTAAAGTAAACGTAGCTGGATATTCTATAGCTGAAGTAGAGATAGAACCACAAGGTAGTTTCTATAGAACATATGTTTTAATAGAGTATCCGGTTGGTCAAGCTAATGACATATTAGTAGAGCAAGTTAGAAGGAATAACTTATTGTATGCTAAAATTAGAGCATCTAAGTCATTTATATAGTTAGAGGAGTCTGTTGATGAGAAAATACAATCAGACGAACGTAGAATTGAGGCAACAGTTGACGAAATGGGAGGTTAACCTCATGACAGAAGAAGAAGTTTTGGAACGCGTGGAGAAGGCTCATAAAGCCTATAAGTCCTCCACAAGTAAGTGGGCTAAAAATTACTGGATGTTAGTGATTAGTAGTCTTAAAAGAAAATATCCTACTTCTTAGGATATGGTACCGTAAACATAAGGAGAAATATTATTATGGTAAGTTTGAAAAGTAAAATACTTGATACATTAAAATCAGGTAAACAAGTTAGTGGTAAACAATTTGCTGCTAGACATAACGTAGCATTAACAACAGTTGGTGCTAGAATAAGCGAACTACGTAGAGAAGGTTTTGCTATTTACAACAATAAAAAAACTGACTCTCAAGGTCGTTTAGCATCTTTCTATAGAATAGGTGCACCAAGACGTGCTGTAGTTGCAGCAGGTTATGCAGCCCTAGGTGTAGCTGGTAAATAAACAGCTATATACTTAACTAGTATCGCGGGTAGTCTCTGACTACCCGCTTTCGTTATTAATAATTTATGAGGTTTAAAATGGCAGAGAATGATAATCCAGATACAAATATGGATAAGGTAGATAAAAAAGTATTAAAATTAGCAGCTTTAATTGATACAACAATAAGATTTCACATGGATGATATGGAATTAGATGAAATGGAAATGAATTACATTACCACATGGTTACGTAAAGAAAAAGATCCATTATTAGTAACAATTTTAGCTACAAAAACTGGCGATCGTAATCCTAAAGAAGGAGCTAACGACACCGAAAGGAGTTAAAAATGCCTACCATATTTCAAGTGGCGTTTATAGTAATGTGTTGGCAAGGAGATTGTACTAGATTCGAAAGTGTACCCTATGCTAAAAACCAAAGTACCCAACACTGTGAGAAGATGTTAAGATGGATGTTTGAAGCAACAGTAGGACCTTATTATGATGATAAGATAGATTTTGAAAAAACTAACCCTGACGATATGAAAATACAAGAAGCAGGGTGTGAACCTACAAAAAGAGTTCCGGAAGATGTTGATGGGCTTGAATGGCGTATTGAGCCAAAATATATATCCCCTCAAAACGAAAATTTTCTACAAGATCAAAACGATCTTAAATGGCAACAACAACAAGAAAATAACATTGAATGATACATCCGCTAGTACAAAGTTTAAGTGAAATTAAATTTAGGCTTCCAAAAATATTTGTTTATTTTATTCTTATATGGTTTCGAAAGATAATAAATCGAGGTAAATATGGCTCTGAAATAAGAGAGGCATTGACACAGTATGATCTTGATGTAGCTCAAACCCAACTAGAGGTACCTACTTTTTACCATCCGGATCTAAATAGATTAAAGGATAAACATGATGGACGTCCAAAAACTAAACTTTAAGTTCAATGAACATAAGTTAAAGCAATCTTTAGATTGGGTTCTAAAGCAAGCAGACATTGATAGAGTTAATCAGTTATGTTTAACACATGCTCCTGATGCAGCACCACATCCAGACGGTATGTGGTATCAAGGAGCAGGATCACTTTTCTATGAATATAAAGCAATGGGTGATGGTATTAAAAGGACACAAAGAGAACCCAAGATCTCTGAAGAACAATTTAATGATTTTATAGAAGAAGCAAAACACACATATTTCTATGAGGTGTACAAACAACTTCAAACACAATACGATATAGGTAGAGTTAGATTAATTAAAATACATTCATGCCATTGTCTTACATGGCATCAAGATGTAGATAAACGTATTCATGTACCTATAGTAACCAATGATGGTAATAGACTTGTTATAGGTGATAGTTGTTATCATCTTCCTGGTGATGGAAGTGCATACTATGTTAACACTACAAAACCTCATACAGCATTTAATGGAGGTACAGAACATAGATATAATCTATTATGTACAGTTAGAAATTGAGTATAGATAAAGACCCAACATTTTGTGTTCATCCATGGACTAATCTTATGGTTAATAATCCAGGTACATATAACTTTTGTTGTATAGCATGGAAAGCATTAATTACTGATGAGAAAGGTGATCCTGTACTTGCTGCCAACACTATGCCAGATGAAGCATGGAATGCTCATAGCTTACGCAAGGTTAGAAAGGCTATGCTGGATGGAAAGAAGCTAGATGCATGTAGTAAGTGTTGGACACAAGAAGATATTGGTAAAGATAGTTATAGACAAAGACATAATAGAGAATGGATAGGTAGACTAGGAATTAAAGAAATAGAAAGAAGAGTTCAATATACAAAGGATAATGACTATCATATAGACACACCACCAGATTATTTAGATCTAAGACTAGGTAATCTTTGTAATCTTAAATGTAGAATGTGTAATGTATACAATAGTAGTCAGATAGAAAAAGAACACTTACAATTAAAGACAAATAATATGTATGCTGATATGTGGGGTCGCCAATGGGAAGGTGACATTAATGGCCCACCATACGATATGAACTGGGTAGAGGCACCTGAGTTCTGGAAAAAGATGAGTGATTTTATACCTGGGTTAAAAAAGGTATACTTTACTGGTGGTGAACCCACACTATTACCATCTACCTATACATTTATGCAAGAGATGGTAGATAAAGGTATGTCTAATAAGATTGATCTACTTTATAATATCAATTGTACTAATGTGACAGATAGGTTTGTAAACTTAGCAAGTAAGTTTAGACACGTACAGATACAAGCTAGTATAGATGGTACAAAGAATATTAACGATTATATACGAGCTCCTTCTAAGTGGAAGACAATAAAGAAGAATGTAATTAAGATAGCACAAGCGCCAGGACTTAAAGTTGGGTTATCTCCTGCTATACAAACATATAATATTTTAAATATAGATGACATACTACAGTTTGCACAAGATGTTAGTAGAGAACACTCTAAAGTAAACCCACCTTATAGTCCAGGTGAGTCTGTTATAGATGTAGATTTCTTATTTGTAATACATCCAACATACTTTGATCCATTAAACTTACCGGAGTATATAAGAGATATGGCTTTTGTTAAGTTACAGAAGTGGCAAGGGTCATGGATATATGAAAACTCTGGTGTAACAAGAAATTCTATAGACTCTTACTTAACACATTTAGAATCTAAAAGAAATCCTAAGTGGGAAACCAACATGAAAGAGTTTTGGGAGATGACTAGAATATTTGATAAGAGTCGTAAACAATCATTTAAAGATAGCTTACCAGAACTATATGGAATGTTAAATGGAACGAAGTAAGACCTTCTGCATTAAACCGTGGATGCATATAGCAACATACACAACAGGCGAAGCAATGATGTGTTGTGTTGCAAAAAAGACAGCTGGTAACCTCAATAGAAATACATTAGAGGAAATATGGAATAGCGATCACTATAAGCAAGCAAGATTAGATATGCTTGCAGGTAGAGAGAATGCAGCCTGTGTTAAGTGTTATTCGGAGGAGAAAGCGGGTATAAACTCTCATAGAGTGGTAGAGAATCATATTTGGGAGATTGGTACACCATCAGCCATCCAGCCCTCTGTAGGTAAAGAATTCATAGATAATTTAATATCTAAGACAGATAGTGATGGCTACTTAGATAGTAAACCTATTACATTTGATTTTAGATTAGGCAACACTTGTAATCTTAAATGTGTAATGTGTGGACCAAAAGATAGCAGCCAGTGGGTTAGATTTGCACAAGAAATGAACGTGATACCTGGTGCAAACTTAACTAAAGATATTACTAAACAAGAAGTTAAACAATTGTTTAGTAATTTAAAGACAAAGTTTAACTGGGTTGAAGATCAAACATTCTGGGACGATCAATTCTTACCGTTATTATCTAATGTCAAACATTTGATTATTGCTGGTGGAGAACCACTACTATTACAACAACATAATCGTTTATTGGAAAGATGCATTGCAGAAGGTTATAGTAAAAATATAACAATAAGATACCATACTAATGGTACTATTATGCCTTCGCATTTATTAAAGCTGTGGGAGCAATTTAAAGCAATAGATATATGTATATCAATGGATAGCTGGGGTGAAAAAAACAATTATATAAGGTATCCTGGTCATTGGGATGATATAATAGATAACATTAAAAGATTAGAAGACTCTGCAGATAATATTATTCCTAGAATTATATCAACCGTAAATGCATACAATATTCTATATATGCCTGATTTTGCTGATTGGTTACTAGAACAGAATTATAAAAAACTTTGTAGACACAATTCATCTGGTAGTGGAGTGTTTACTATTGCTTATGTTCATGGCCCAAGTCAACTTAACTGTAAAGTATTTCCACAAAAAATAAAAGATAAGATAACAAGAAAATATGAAGATTGGTTTAAATCTTTGGAAAGAGGTATATCAATATATGCTACCAAAGACGAAGATTGGATAGGTGATAATTTACCAAGTCAAGTTAAACCAAATATTATTGATATTAGAACTCCTTTTCAAAGAACAAGAGCGAAAGCCCACCATAGATTAACTGATGTTTATTCAATTAGAGATTTTATGAATAGCGAAGACTACTCACAACATTGGAACTTTTTTAAATCATATACAAGCAATCTTGATAAAGTTAGAGGTACCAGTTTTAAAAATACTTTTCCTGAACTTAGTAAGTTAATTAATGAAGAAGATTGAAGTAGAAAATTATAATATGATTTTGTGGACTGTAAATGATTATTGTCCGTTTAAATGTTGGTACTGTCCTGAAACTACTTGGGGTGGATCAAAAGATACTTATAGTTGGGAAGCTACAGATAAATTTTTAGATAAATTATTTGATCATTTTGGTAAAGGCTATGTAGAGATGTCTGGTGGTGAGCCAACACAGTGGCCACATATACACAAAGTTGCAAGAAAATTTAAAGATAATCCTAATTGGAATTTAGGTTTAATAACTAATTTAGGAAAATCAGTTGACTTCTATAAAGATTTAGGGGTTAATAACATATTGGCAAGTTATCATCCTAACGTAATTGATACAGATATAAAAAGAAATTTATGGTTTGATAAAGTTTATGAATTAAAAGATTACGTAATAATGAGTATAGCTCTAATGATGGATCCAAAACACTTTGAACATTGCTTAGATGTTTTAGATTTATTATATTATCCAAATTTAAGTCACAATAGAATTAATATACAAACCTCAAGAATAAATGATATGGAAAATGTACAGTATCAAATTGGTTATACTAAACAACAAGAAGATATCTGGAAAAATATTTCTGTAGGTAAAGCAGGTAAAGATTCTATTAGAGGTAATTGGGGCCATGATCTTAAAGTAACAGTAGATGATACAGAGGTACATGAAGGACCTTGGGAGTTTCATGGATGGATAAGAGATACAATAAACAAAGGTGATAATAATTTTAAAGGATGGTTATGTGACACTGGAATGACTGGTGTACACATTGCTCCTAATGGTAATATTTACAAAGGTGTTTGTCATGGATCTTATAATATGGATAGTACTATAGGCAACATAAATAAACCGGAAGATATACAATGGGCAGATAAACCTATGGTATGCCCATATGATATGTGCTTCTGTGGTTTTGATTTAGCAGTTAACAAAAAGAGGATTTAAATGTACATTATATATAGTAGACCAGCTTGTAATTATTGTGATATGGCAAAAGCTGAAATGAAGAGATTAAATATTGAGTTTAAAGAAATATCACAAGATGAAGTTAGTAAGCAAGAGTTATCAGAAAAGATTGGAAAGACAAAGTTTACCTATCCACAAATATTTGAAAAAGATCATTATATAGGTGGCTATACAGATCTATTAGATTATACTGAAGAGATGGCTACAACAGGAGTTGCAAGTAACGCAACATAATATTATGGAGATATATTATGAGTCTGACAATATTAGATTCAAAAAATAAAAAGTCTAAGAAAAAAGATAAAAGAGATCTCTCTCAACCAGAAATAAATGAGATAGATAGAAAAGCTATGGGTGGCACAGAGCTTATGAAGTTTGCTCTGCATAAAAGATTAGATAAAGATCTTCTTAGTAAATTTCAAATCATCCCATCACGAGTAAGAGATATTGATCCTGATCGTATTCCAATACTATGGAACCATGATCTTGCTGGGGATCCTGAAACTATGCATTTGAAAGATGTTAAAGCTGAAGATCTAAAATTTAAAAAATTAGTATTTGTTAGTCATTGGCAATTGCAACAGTTCAAAAATTATCTTAACATACCCTTTAGTAAAAGTATAGTATTACAAAATGCTATTGAACCTATACCAGAGCATAAAAAACCGGATGATGTAATTAATATAGTATATCATACGACTCCTCATAGAGGACTTGAACTTCTTATTCCTGTATTTGAACATCTGGCTAAGCACCAATTTCAAGATTTGAAGAAGAAAGTTAAACTTCATGTGTATTCAGACTTTGATATCTATGGATGGCCAGAAAGAAATAAACCTTACATAGAACTTTTTGATAGATGTAGAACACATCCTGACATCACATATAATCATGCAGTGCCAAATGAAGTAATGAAAAAACATTTAGAGAAGATGCACATCTTCGCGTATCCCTCTATTTGGGCTGAGACATCATGTATAGCACTGTTAGAAGCTATGTCAGCAGGATTAATGTGTGTTCATAGTGCATATGCTGCTTTGCCTGAAACAGCTGCTAATTGGACCATGATGTACCCTATGTCAGAGAATCATCCAGAGCATTGTAATAGATTTGCTGAGCAGTTACTTAGTGCTGTTACATTGGTGGATGAACAGTTTATGCAAGATAGACTTAATATGCAACAAAGATATACAAACGGTTTCTATGGTTGGGATACAAGAGCCATGCAATGGGGATCAATGTTGAGAGGATTATTGAAAAATGAGTAGTACCTATACATTTGGACAAAAACAAGAAATATTAAAACAAACTTCAAAATTACAAGTTAATCTACAGTCCTGGGAAGAGGGTGACATGCTTCATTTCTATCAAGACATGGTAGTTATGTTTCAAGAACTTCAAAGTGATACTATTCCATTGAGTAATAAAGATAGAAGGATTATTAAGAATGCCTACACCTCATTTGACAAAATTTTCAACAGAACAAAATCCTGAAGTAGAAGTAGTTGAATATTCTGAGGAATATAAACCTGAACTAATGATCTTCTGTCATAAGTGCAAAGATTTAGGTTTCACATTAAACAGATCTATTAATGCTATGAAGCTAAGAAGTCCTGATGTTAAATTTTGGTTAATATTTGTTAATGGTGAAATAGCATCTGTTAGTGGTTGTCAAAAATTATATCCTATTAATGCAGATAGTATTATTCAAGAAGGTGATTACAGATTATTTTTTAGATCTGCCACACTACCACAATATTATCATCATTTTAAATTTAATAGATATATGGGACATAACTTATATGTCAAGTACTTAATCATACCTCAAAGAAAATGGGCATATGAACAAGGAGCTAAAAGAGTTTTATTAACAGCTGTTACAACACCACAAGGTAGTCCACAGATGGATAAGGTAGCTAGAATAACAAGATTAAATGAAGTTAAATATTGCAAGAAGAGAGGAGTTCCTCCTATATGGGAAGAACTGGGTACATGCAATTTATTTCATACAGACCAAGTAGTGTTTAAATGTGTGGAAGAAAATTCAGCATGGTGGATTAAGAAAGGTAATTTTTTATGAGAATAATAGATGATGTGCTACCAATGGAAAGAGTACACGAACTTTATAATTATTTTATAACTACTAAATGGAATTTTCAAACAAAGTCACCAACTGTTTCGTTTCAGAATAGATCATTAAGGGCTGCAGGATTACCAACCAATAAATATTTTCCTTTAGTTAGATTTCCATTACATAAGTGTAGTGATCTTCTACTTAAACTTAAAGAATATTATCCTGACCATATGGTGTATGATGATTTTGTTGGAGCATTAATGCATCCAAAAGATTTTTCTCATTGTAAACATTATGATTTCTTTGAAGATCAACATATGGGAAGACAAGAAGATTTAATTAGAATAATGTATTATTGTGTACCAAAATGGAAACCAGAATGGGGTGGTAATACAGAATTTTATGGACGTTGGAGAAATGAAAAGAAAGAACCAGATGTATGTCAAATAAAACCTAATAGATTATTATTATTTGATTGGGACGAATGTCATACTGGAACACCATGGGATAGTAATGAGGTTCAACGTGTTATAATAAGTGGATATCTTTTTAAGAAAGGTGCTGAGTATGCTATAAAGAAAACTTACAGATACATCTGGGGTCATTCACCAACGTATGCAGAAGTATTTCCTAACGAGAAGACTTGGAAACATTAGCTTCATACTGATCTCTCAGTTCTTTAAACCTACCAAGATAATCTTTTGATTTCTTTTCAACTAACTGAGCTTTATCTTTACCATCCACACCAATAATAGTAACTATATCTTTTGGATAGAACTCTTCTTTCCAATCCATTCTTTCAGCAAACATATATGCATAAGCTGATTCCTGCATAAAGTAACCTTCAATCCATTCTTCTTTTTTAGTCTTCTTAGCAGTCTTAAAATCTATTATAGATAGCTTGCCTTTCCATTCTGCAATAAGATCTACTCTGCCTGCTACTTTAAGTTTATCACTATACAATGGAGCTTCAACAGCATATATTGTACCTAAGTGTTTATCAAGTTCACCTTTTATCTGCTTAAACACATCACCAGAGTCATCAGGAACTTCTATATTGTTAACATAGTTCTCACATAACTTATGTACACTAGTACCTCTTGTAGAAGCCTCAGTAATAATTTGTTGAGCTTTCTTTTCACCTACTCTAGCACGCCAGGCTTTTATACCTTCTGCTGATAGTAGTGAGGTGACAGATGTTACAGATGGATAATTACCACCAGGAGTTATATAATGACGTTTGCCATTTATATTTTTTGTTTTTAAATCCTTTAGTACAATATCATCTCTATGTTTAAAAGTCTGCATTTTTATTCATAGTATTTTTTTTACTTTTATGTTTCTTTTTTATGTTACGAAGTATATCCCTAAAACTATCGTCTGTTTTACGGAGCCCGTCAACACCTGATACAATAGCAGGTGTTGTTAACATAGGTTCTATTTTCGGATTCTTTTTAAGGTAATTGTCTCTATCACCCATTGACATCCACTCTTCAAACTCTTCACCTGTTTCTGTATTTTTAAAAGCATACGTTGGCATCTTACAACCCCAATTCTGGAAACGCCTTTACTACCACAGACTTACTTACGCCTTTAATCTCACGATTTTTTACTTGTAGTAATAGTTCTGCATCTTCCGGTTGTATTGATGAAAGTATTTGAATGAATAAGTTCTCACGTTTTATCATAGGTATGTTACTTTGAACAGGTATTATTTTACCATTTTCAATTCTGGCAATAAAATAGCTCATGTTTTTTAATTCCGAAATGAGACGTCCTTGTGCATCTGAACTTTCCTCTAAAGCTTTATAAGGAGGACTACTTTCTGGTAGTAACCATCTTATTTTGTCGCTGTATGCTAATTGAAATATACCAAAAAGATGTTGTTTAGTTTCTTGTGGTATCTTTTGTAATGCTTCCACCTTTAGTGTAACATTCTTTGTTTCTCTAGCACCTGTTAGTGCTTCTGCTAATCCTAATGTTGTCATTTTTAAAACCCGCTTATATCTTCCATTAAATGTTTCAATTTATGTTTAACGAAATAGTTAAATAATTTACCCCTACCGTTGGTAGGTTGGTCAAATGATTCGACCACCTTTAGTTGAATCTCTTGAGGTATATAGCTTAGATCAATAAGCATTCTATTTCTCATCCAACCACGTTTTAGTTCTTCGTCTTCAAACTTTTCTTCTATATTATTAATATCATTACCTAATATTTCAATATATTTAGCACGCAACGGTTTCTGTCTTCCACCTTCTATAACAAAAGTATTATCAGCAGAAAGATAGTTAGGTACACCATCTCCTCTATCACCTTTAGCAACATGCTCTATTAAGAATTGTTCAGGACTCTTATCTTTTAAAAATCTTTTATGTACAGGATCGTATTGTTTTACATCTTTAAATTTATGTAATTGAATAAAGTCTTTATCACCTGATAATATTAATATAGGTTCTGTAGTATGGTATTTTGTAACTATAGTACCTATTACATCATCAGCTTCTGCTGTATCTATTTTAATTACTTTATAAGGAAAGAATTCTTTTATCTCTTCTCTTACTTTATTTAAAGTATTAAACACTGTAGACCAATCTACACTAGATTCATCTCTGTATTTTTTTCTATTAGCTTTGTAGTATGGAAACCTTTGTTTTCTCCAAAAGTTCTTATCATCACAACAAATAACTAGTTCACCAAACTTATCTGTAAATTTACTTCTATTAGATCTCAAACTATTAAGTATCATATGACGGAATAAGTTCTCGTCTAATTCACCTGCTTGATTTCCTAATTGAACCATTAAGTTTGATATCATCACCTGATTAAGGTCAACTAATATCATTTCAATCTCCTATCTATATTATTTAATATGCACTATATGTTAACTAAAGACAACAGTAAAAAAATAATTAAATTAGTGTTGACTTCATTCTCGTTTTGTAGGACTATAGGGTATGAAAAGATATACAAATGAAAGGATGTTTTATGTATAATAGTGATGATATAATAAGTGAAGTACGAGACGTACAAAGTACTAATAACGAACTACTACAAAAAGTAGAGTTCCTGACTGAGTTAGTTGAGAAATTACTTCTAACCAGATCCAGCTATGAAATGCGTAACCCTAAACAGGTTACAGAATAATGGAGGCTTGGGTATTAATTATAGCATTTGCATTTTTTAATGCAGATGAAAAATTGGATTCAGGATCCTTTAGTATTGATATGGCTTCTAAGCAAGAGTGTGATGAAAGAGTAGCTGTATTTAAAGATGTTAAATTTAGCTTTGGTGATAAAAGTTTTTCATCTTCAGCACACTGTTTTGATACTAATTCAAAAGAAATCGATATTTAATTGAAGTTCGTTGTTGACCTATATACGAATATATGCGATATTAATAGTATGAGAAGAGATACAAAAAAAATAAAAAAAGTTTACACCGCAAAAAGCGAAAGTAGATTCACTGTATACGAATCGAAATCTATGGTGAAGCAAGAATGGTATA